AGGCGGCACTCGCCAGCAGCGGGCGCGCATCGGTGCGGCTGGGCATCGTCAGCAGCTATGACCATGCCAACTACTGCGCCAAGGTGCGCGTGCAGCCGGAGGACACCGAAACAGGCTGGCTGCCGGTGACGTCGCCGTGGATCGGCAACGGCTGGGGAATGTTCGCCCCGCCGACGCCGGGCGATCTGGTCGAAGTGCAGTTTCAGGAAGACAGCTTCGAGGCCGGCTTTGTCGTCGGGCGCTTCTACAACGACAGCGACCGACCGCTGGACGTGCCGAGCGGCGAATTCTGGCTGGTGCATCAATCCGGCTCGTTCATCAAGCTGATGAACGACGGCAAGCTGCTGATTAATGGGCATGCTGAAATCGACGCGACCGCGCCGACGATCAACATCACGGCGACCGGCAACATCACCGCGCTGGCCGGCGGCAATGCCACGGTGCAAGCGGCTGGCACGGCGACGATCCAAGCGCCGAGCATCATCTTGAAGAACGCCGGGGCGGCCCTGAAAAAGCTCTGCACCGAAGTATTCATGGCGCTTTACAACGGCCACACGCACACCTCGGCGGCCGCTGGATCGCAGACCAGCACGCCGACCCAGCAGGCAGCAGCGGGGACGCACACCACAAACATCGTCCAGGCGGAATGATGAACGACATCTACCAATATTTCGGCAGCGATGTCGCCACGTCATCGACCGGCGACTTGCAGCCGGTGGCTGACACCGAACGCGGGCAACAGCGCGTCCTTCGGCGCTTGCTGACCAACCCCGGCGACTACATTTTCCACCCGGAATATGGGGCTGGCCTGCCGGCGAAGGTTGGCGACACTGCCGACATCCCGAAAATCCGCGCCCTGATCCGTGGGCAAATCCTGCTTGAAGACTCGGTGGCCCGCACGCCAGAGCCGCAAGTCATCGTGATGGCGATCCCCGGCGGGGTGGCCTGCACCATCCGCTATGTCGATGCGCGGTCAAAAGCCCCGGCGGTTCTCAGTTTCAACGTAAATCGATAGGCAGAACATGGCAATCACCACCCAAGACTTCACGACGCTGGTTCGCAATCAGGTCGCCGCCATCCAAGGCGCAGCCTCCGGGCTTGTTGATCTGACCGTCGGCAGCATTCTCAGGGCCATTGTCGAGGCCAATGCGGCGGTCGTTCTCTGGCTGCAAGGGTTGATCCTGCAACTGCTGGCGATTACCCGCGCGGCGACCAGCAGCGGGGCCGATCTGGATAGCTGGGTCGCCGACTATGGCCTGACCCGCCTGCCCGGCACAGCGGCCAGCGGGCTTGTCTCGTTCGCGCGCTTTACGCCATCGCAGCAGGCCGTCGTCCCGGTCGGTGCTTCGGTGCAGAGCGCCGACGGAACGCAGAAATACAACGTGACGCTGGACAGCACCAATGCGGCCTACAGCGCAACCCTCGGCGGCTATGTGCTGGCAGCGGGCGTCGCCAGCATCAGCGTCCCTGTGCTGGCAGCGGGCGTCGGCGCGGCGGGCAATGCGGTCATCGGCGGCATCAATACGCTGACGCAGGCCGTGCCGGGCGTCGATACCGTCAGCAACCCGGCGGCCTTCATCAACGGGGCCGACGCCGAGACAGACGCAGACCTGCGCGTGCGCTTCGTGGCCTTTGTCGCCAGCCTGTCGAAAGCGACCAAGGGTGCCATCGGCTACGCCATCACGTCGCTGAAACAGGGCGTCAGTTATGCGTTTGTCGAGAACCAGCTTTACAACGGCACAACGCAGATGGGCTACTTCTATGTCGTTGTCGATGATGGAACCGGCGCGCCGGGCGGCACGTTTCTTTCGACGGTTTACAATGCCATCGACACGGTGCGCCCGGTCTGTTCGACATTCGGCGTCTTCGCCCCGGTGGTTGTGACGGCCAACGTCAGCATGACCATCAGCACGGCAGCCGGCTACGATCACAACGCGGTTGTGGCGCTGGTCGGCACGGCCATTCGGAACTATATCAACGCGCTGACGCTGGGGAAGACGCTGACCTACTCGCGGCTGGCGCAACTGGCCTATGACGCATCGGAAGGCGTGTCCAATGTCACCGCCGTGCTGCTCAACGGGGCGACAGCTGACGTGGCCGCCACGTCGCAGCAGGTCATCAAGGCCGGAACGGTAACGGTGTCGTAAATGGCAACGGGCGACCAACAAGACTTCTTCCAGCGGATCAAAACGCTGGTGCCGCGCTGGTTCGGCGACAGCATGCCGACCATCGACGCGCTGGTGCAGGGGCTGGCATGGGCCGGCAGCTTTGTCTATTCCCTGTGGGCCTACGCCAAGCAGCAAACGCGCATCCTGACCGCGACCGACGGCTGGCTGGACATGATCGCGGCGGACTTCTTCGGGGCCGCGCTGCTGCGCCAGTCGAACCAGAGTGACGCATCGTTCCGCGCCAGGGTCGTCATCAACCTGTTCCGCGAGCGGGCCACAAGGGGCGGCATCGTCAAGGTGCTGCAAGACCTGACAGGCCGCACGCCGCTGGTCTTTGAACCGCTGCGACCGGCTGACGCCGGCTGCTATGGCGGCCCGGCCATCGGCTACGGCATGGCCGGCGGCTACGGTTCGATGTTGCTGCCGTTCCAAGCCCTTGTCACTGCCTACCGGCCAACCGGTCAGGGAATCCCAATGGTGGCCGGCTACGGCATTTCGACCGGCGGCTACGGGCAGGCTTCGCGCGCTGACTATGCCGCCATGTCGATGATTCAAGGCGCAGTGACCGACGCCGACATTTACGCCGCCATCGACAGCGTAAAGCCTGCCGGAACGATCATCTGGACACGCATCAACAGCTAACCGATTACCCCGCAACAACCCCACATGCCGCCTTGAGCGGCCTTTTCGATTGGAGAAATCATGGATCGGCAAATCGTCTATCCCGGCGCTATCCCGCTGGAAACCGACCTGCTCAACACGAACAAAAACGCGATGGTCGGGCTGGCAAAGCTGGCCGCCGCAATCCTCGGCACCAGCACGATGTTGAACGGACTGGCCTGCACGCCTGACAGCCCGGCTTCGCTGAACGTCAAGGTCGCGCCGGGCGAAATCTACAGCCTGCAAAACATCGACGGCACGGCCTATTCGTCGCTCGCCGCCGATACCACGCACAGCATCTTGAAGCAGGGCATCAGCCTTGACACCTTGCTACTGGCTTGCGCGGCCCCTGTCACCGTCGGCCAGAGCATCAACTATCTGGTGCAGGTTGCCTACCAAGACACCGACGCAAATTCGGTCGTGCTGCCCTACTACAACGCCAGCAACCCGTCGCAGGCTTACAGCGGGCCGAACAACGCCGGAACGACGAACTTCACGACCCGCAAGGGCGCGTGCGTTATCTCGGCCAAGGCCGGCGTATCGGCAGCTACCGGCAGCCAGACCACGCCCGCGCCGGATTCTGGCTACACCGGGGCTTTCGTCGTGACGGTCGCCTACGGCCAGACCACCATCACCGCACCGAACATCGCGGCCTATGCCGGCGCGCCGTTCATTCCGTCCGCCGGCCTGATCGCTGGCGGCTTGCAAGGGAACGTGTGCAACATTTCGGCAGCCGGCGGCACGGCTGACGCGATCACCGGGGCTTACACGCCGGGCATCGCGGCGCTGACCAATGGCATGACGCTCTACGTCCGCGCCGGTTCGGCCAATGCGACGACCACGCCGACCTTTACGCCGGCCAGCGGAACAATCGCGGCCAAGACCATCGTCAAGGGCGCGGGCGCATCGCTGGTGGCGGGCGACATCGCTGGCGGTGGTCATTGGATCGAGTTGCAATATGACCTGACGCTGGACAAGTGGGTTTTGTTGAACCCGGCGACCGGCGTCACGCCTGCATCGGTGGCGTCGATTCAGGGCGCATTCAAGAACCTCAAGGCATCGGCCACAGGACTTTCGGCGAGCATCAGCGTCACCGCCGACGAAATCGCCGTCGAGAATGCCGCCAACGCTTACCAGACCCTGCGCGCTGTCAATCTGACCATAGCCGGCACAGCCTCTGGGGTCGCCAACGGCCTTGATACTGGCGCGCTGGCAATCAACACTTGGTACTCGCTGTGGGCGATCTGGAATGGCACAACGACCGCCGGCTTGATGTCGCTGTCTGCTACCGCCCCGACGCTGCCGAGCGGCTACACGCACAAGGCGCGTGTCGGCTGGATTCGCACCGATGCGTCCGGAAATAAGTTTCCGCTTCCATTTGTTCAGAATGGTCGCAGGGTGCAATACGCCCCAGCCGCAGGAACGAACCTTACAGGGTTGCCGCAAATGGCCTCGGGTCTTGTTGGAACGATAGGGTCAGCTCTCGTTGCAGTCGGTGTCGGGAGCTTCTTGCCACCAACGGCCGCAGGAATATCAGGTAACGCATATTTCTCAAATGGTTGCTCGCTTCAGGTTGGCCCGAGCGTCAGCGCTGCTTACCCAGGCGGCAATAACTTTTTGTTTTCTGTTCCGACGTCCGTCACCGACTATCAGCCTTTCGATTTCATACTCGAATCTACAAATATCTATTGGGCAGCCAATGCTGCGTCAGGGGCAATTTATGCCCGTGGCTGGGAAGACAACATTTAAGGGGCAATCATGAGCTATGCAATCAGAAACGGCGGGCAAGGCTGGCGCGCCGTCAATTCGCCAGATGATGTTGGTGCCGATGAAACTTTCAGCGAAACACAGCCTGTTCCTAGTGTTACGCAGATCAAGGCATCCAAGTGGGAAGCCATCAAGGCCGAGCGCGACCGCCGCATCCAATCAGGCGGCTACAAGGTCGGCCCGAAGTGGTTTCACTCCGACACGTTCAGCCGCACGCAGCAGATGGGCCTCGTGATGCTGGGAGCCAGTATCCCGGCGAACACGCCCTGGAAGACGATGGACGGCACCACCGTCACCATGACGCAGACGCTGGCTGGGCAGATTTTCGCCACGGCTGCCGCTTCCGACATCGCCATCTTCGCGGCTGCCGAAACGCACAAAGCCGCGATGGAAGCTGCTGCTGATCCTGCCGCCTACGACTTCTCCGGCGGCTGGCCCAGGGGCTTCGGGGAGTAAGCCTTGCGCGTCCTCGTCTGCACTTCCAAGCTGCCCGGCGCGGTGTTGATCCGGGCGGTTACATGGTCGGATTGGTCGCACGTCGCGCTCGTTGATGGCGACGAGGTAATCGAGGCCACTTGGCCGGCGGTGCGGGTCACGCCGCTGGCCGATGTCATCGCCAAGCATGCGGCGCACGTCATCA